ATGCTTTACAGATTGGTAATGCAATAGAAGCAGAGTGGTTTAGAAAAGACGGGTCGGATACACGTTACTTTGCAAATAGAGATAATTTTCATAGATTAAGACTATATGCAAGAGGTGAACAAAGTGTAGAAAAATATAAAAACGAATTATCAATCAATGGTGATTTATCATACCTTAATTTGGATTGGAAACCAGTCCCTATTATACCAAAATTTGTGGATATAGTGGTTAATGGTATTGCAGAAAGAACATATGATTTAAAAGCATATTCTGTGGATAGTGTAGCTTCAGCTGCAAGGACTGAATATGTTAAGGGTTATTTAGAAGACATGCGTTTATTTGAATTCAAACAAAACGTAGAAGCACAAACAGGGATAAATACATTTAAAAATGATCCAAATAATTTACCTGAATCTGATGAAGAGTTAGAATTGCACATGCAATTGAACTACAAGCAAAGCATAGAAATTGCTCAAGAACAAGCAATAACCAATGTATTCGATTTAAACAAATATGATCTTCTTAAGAAGAGATTAGATTATGATATAACTGTTTTAGGTATATCTTGTGTTAAAAATAGTTTTAATACAGCAGAAGGTATTAAATTAAATTACGTTGATCCTTCTGATTTAGTTTATTCATATACAGAATCTCCATACTTTGACGATTTATATTATATTGGGGAGGTTAAAAAAATAACTATTGCAGAACTTAAAAAGCAATTCCCAGAATTAACTACTGAAGATATAAAGAAGTTGGAATCTTATGGATCAGGTAGTACTAAATTACGTAATAAGTTTTCTACATCAGATAGCGTAGATAGTAATTATGTATATGTATTACATTTTGAATATAAAACTTTTGAAAATCAAGTATATAAAATAAAAGAAGGTAGTACTGGTTATTCTAAAGCATTAAAAAAGGATGATGGATTTAATCCTCCAGAAGAAAGTGATCCTAGATTTAAAAAAGTAAATAGGGCAATTGAATGTTTATATGAAGGTGCAAAAATTGTAGGTCATGAAAAGTTGTTAAAATGGCAAAAAGCTGTTAATATGACTAGGCCTAAGTCTGATATTACAAAAGTAGCTATGAGTTATAGTATTGTAGCTCCAAGAATATATAAAGGAAAGCCTGAATCTTTAGTTGGTAGAATGACATCTTTTGCTGACATGATTCAAATAACGCATTTAAAACTACAACAGGTTCTTTCCAGACTTGTACCAGACGGTGTGTATTTAGATGCGGACGGCCTTGCTGAAGTGGATTTAGGTAATGGTACAAATTACAATCCGCAAGAAGCGTTGAATATGTATTTCCAAACCGGTTCTGTTATTGGTAGATCAATGACACAAGATGGTGATATGAATCCTGGTAAAGTGCCTATTCAAGAACTCCAATCATCAGGAGGTAATAATAAGATAGCTAGTTTGATACAGTCTTATAATATGTATTTACAAATGATGAGAGACGTAACCGGTTTAAATGAAGCAAGAGATGGTAGCACACCAGATAAACATGCTTTAGTTGGGTTACAAAAATTAGCAGCTGCTAATAGCAATACAGCCACCAGACATATATTACAGGGTGGTTTATATTTAACATTAAAAACAGCTGAAGCGGTATCACTAAGGATATCAGATGTATTGGAGTATTCTAATACTAGTAATCAATTTATGCAAACCTTGGGTAAAATAAATGTAGGTAATTTAAATGAAATTAAAGACTTACATATACATGATTTTGGTGTATTTTTAGAATTAGCACCTGATGAAGAAGAAAAAGCCCTACTTGAAAATAACATTCAAATGGCTATTCAACAACAAGCTATAAACCTTGAAGACGCTATTGATGTTAGAGAAGTTAGAAATTTAAAACTTGCTAATCAATTATTAAAAATAAGAAGAAAAAAGAAATTTGACCAAGACAGACAAATACAGCAAGAAAATATACAAGCTCAATCTCAAGCTAATCAAGAGTCTTCTCAAGCTGCTGCTGCGGCTGAGATCCAAAAACAGCAAGGTATTGCTGAAAGTAAAGTTCAAATAGAACAAGCTAAATCTGGTTTTGATATTCAAAAATTAGAAAGAGAAGCGGCTATTAAAAAAGAATTAATGCAATTTGAATTTGATTTGAATATGAAGCTTAAAGAATGTAATTAATGATAAAGAGAAGTATAAAGAAGATCGTAAAGATGAACGAACAAAAATTCAAGCTTCTCAACAAAGTGAATTAATAGACCAGAGAAAATCTGGCAAAGCCCCTAAAAGGTTTGAATCCGCTGGATTTGATAACTTAGGTGGATTTGGGTTAGAGCAATTTGATCCAAGATAAATTTTTTTAACAATTATATAATATTTTATTATGGCAGAAATTAAAGCAAAAGTGTTGGAAGACGAAATAATGACTCCAGCCGAAAAAGAAGAAGTAGTACAGAAAGATTCTAAATTTGATGAGGAATCTGGAATGTACAAAGTTAATTTAAGTGAAACCGATAAAAATCAAGAAGATGCCTTACAAGAAAGCAACGAAAAAGAAACTAAACAAGGTCAAGAAGAAGTTGAAGAAGAAATAGACTCTCCTATTCTTGAAGAAATAATAGAAGAAACCGATGAAACCAATAATATTGACAAGACAGGAGTGGATGGAAGCATTGAAGCTACCGACGCCACACCGGAACAAGAAGAAGTATCACAGGAAGAAGAAACACAAGAACCTGTAGATTTACCAGAAAATATCCAAGACTTAGTAAAGTTTATGGAAGAAACTGGTGGAACATTAGAAGATTATGTAAGATTAAGTGCAGATTATGCTAATGTAGATAACGATACTTTATTAAGGGAATATTACAAACACAAAAAACCACATCTCAGTTATGATGAAATATCTTTTTTAATAGAAGATAGTTTTGAATATGATGATGAAATAGATGAAGAAAGAGATGTTAGAAGAAAAAAATTAGCTCACAAAGAAGCGGTTGCAAATGCTAAAGACTTTTTGACAGGGTTGAAGGATCAGTATTACAAAGAAGTCAAGTTGGGTTCTAAGTTACTACCTGAACAACAAAAAGCTATAGAATTTTTTAATCGTTATAATACTGAGCAAAAATCAGCTGAGCAATTATTAGAGAAGCAAACAAAACATTTTAAACAAGAAACTAACAAGTTTTTTGACAAAGATTTTAAAGGTTTTAATTTCAATGTCGGAGACAAGAAGTATAGATTCAATGTTAAGGATGCTAATAAAGTTAAGGATACACAAAATTTATCAAGTGTCTTTGATAAATACGTTGACAAAAATAATCTTTTGACCAACACAAGTGATTTCCACAAAGCTTTATTTACTGCTTCCAATCCCGACTCAATAGCAAATCATTTTTACCAACAAGGTAAAGCGGATGCTGTAAAACAAATGACAGCAGATGCAAAAAATATCAATATGAACCCGCGTAAAACCGCTGATGGTTTTGTTGATGCTGGTGGTATTAAGGTAAAAGCTATTTCCGGGGATGATAATTCAGGGCTAAAATTAAAGTTCAAAAATTATTAACAAAACAAATTAATTAAAAATGGCAAACAATAATGTATTTACAGGACCGGCGGTAGCCAGTTTAGCCACTCCGAATGCTACTAAAATGACTACTGCAGGTAGTTATTTAGACATTCAGAATGACGGATGGGCAAAACAATACTTACCGGAATTGTATGAAAAAGAAGTTGAAAGATACGGTAATAGAACCGTAGCTGGATTCTTAAAAATGGCAGGAGCAGAAATGCCGATGCAATCTGATCAAGTAATTTGGTCTGAACAAGGGAGATTACACATCGCTTATCAAGCAACAGTAACTATCGCAAGTGGATCACTAGCTGCAATTAAAGATATTGACAACACAAGTGGTTCTGATATTGCACACTCACTAAGAATTGGTAACACAGTTGTATGTGAAGTTGCAGGTGTTGTGTTTAAAGCATTTGTAAAATCAGTGGGCGCAAACCCAGTACTTAAACCTTATGGGGCTGCTAACGTAACTAACGTTTCTTCTACTATTTCAGGTGGAAGTGCAACGCAAACAATCAAGTTATTCGTTTACGGTTCTGAATTTAAGAAAGGCACTGACGCAATGACTGAATCAGTTGAGCCTTCGTTCAAAACTTTTACAAATAAACCAATGATCCTTAAAGATCACTTTGAAATCAACGGTTCTGATACTGCTCAAATTGGGTGGGTTGAAGTTACTGGCGAAAGTGGTCAAGGCGGATACTTATGGTACTTAAAAGCTAGCGGCGATACAAACGTTAGATTCGATGATTACATGGAAATGGCATTAATCGAAGCTGAAAAATCTGCTGCAGGCGCTGATGCTGATATTCCTGATGGATCTGAAGGTTTACTTTCAGCTATCGGTAGTAGAGGTATCGTAGCAACTCAACAATTCAACGCATCACCAGAAATCGGTGAATGGGATGACTTATTGAAAGAATTAGACAAACAAGGAGCTATCGAGGAAAACATGCTTTTCTTAGACAGAGATGCTAACATCGTAATGGATGACTTATTAGCAGGATTAAACGCTTACTATTCAGGTGGTACATCTTGGGGTGTATTTAACAACTCTGAAGAAATGGCACTTAATCTTGGTTTCTCTGGATTTAGAAGAGGTTCTTACGACTTCTATAAAACTGACTGGAAATATCTTAACGATAAATCTACAAGAGGTTTAACAGGAGGTTTAAAAGGAGTTTTACTTCCAGCTGGTAGTTCTTCAGTTTATGATCAAACATTAGCTGCAAATGTTAGAAGACCTTTCTTACACGTAAGATATAGAGCTTCTCAAGCTGATGACAGAAAACTGAAAACTTGGGTTACTGGTTCTGTTGGAGCTGCAACAACTGGCTTTGACAAAATGGAGATTCATTATCTATCTGAAAGATGTTTAGTAGTGCAAGCTGCAAACAACTTCATAAGATTTGATTCTTAATATTTATTAAAGGGATGGGTGCTTCGGCACCCTACCTTTATTTTAACTTTTTTATTTTATTAAATTATGGCAAAAAAACAAAAAGCAGAGGTGGCTGCTGAGGAACCAGTAATGGTTGCTCCACTAAAAACAAAACCTATTGAGGTTAAAAAACCAAAATGGGAAGTAAAAGATAGGTTGTATGAATTAACTATTAGAGATACACCTATTACATACATATTAAATAGTAGAGGAATTTTACATTTCGATGCAGAAAAAGGATATGAAAGAGAAGTTAAATATTGTCAAAATCAAAACACAATATTTATAGACGAAATGAAAGGTAGCCAAAGATTATCACATATTTCTTTTAGAGATGGTAAACTTTTTGTACCAAAAGAACAGCAAACATTACAAAAATTTCTTTTAGTTCATCCAAAAAATGGAACGCATTTTCAAGAGTATGATGCAGTACAAATTGCAGAAGATGAATTAGA